GAGCCTTTTCTTTGGAATTAAAATATTTCCATTTCCTTTTAATAATTGATCATATTTAATAAATATTTTTTTATAATTTTTTGAGAATATTTTACATATTCTAATTATTTCTTCATCAATAAATTTATTAACAAATATATTCCATAAAATTTCAGATTTAAGAATATCATTCCATTTTTTACAAACAAGACAATAATTTACAATATTAAATGGATCAATATGCGATAATATTTCGAAATATATGTTATCATTCATTAAAAATAATATTAAAATACAAATGAAATTTTATTGAGTTCTATATATAAATGATTTAAATATCTGGAATAAAATAAACATGATTGTCTTTTACAAAAAAACTAAATAAAATATAATCTCCAAGTTCATTTAATGAATTTTTATCAAAATGATAAAATGCATCATATTGCATTTTATTTGCTATTTTTAATAAATTTTTCAAAGTAAATCCATTTTTCGAAAAATGAATAGTTAATTTAAAATTTGTTGCATCAGAAATATTTCTTGATATATTAGTTTTTTCATTTATTTTTGTAGAATTATCATTTACTGGAACATAAACAAATAATGTAAATGTATTAATAATTTGGAAATCTAAATATAACAATTTTTCACATTCTTTTTCATCCAAATCTCCATCAGATGAATATTGTATCATAGAATCTGAATTATAATCAAAAGTTCCTTCTGATAATATTAATTCTTTTGCATTTTCTGGTTTAGAAAAAGGGACCAATTTATGAATTTCAGAATTCATTAATTGATAATATTCGATAAATAAATTTTTAAAATTATTTTTATATAATATTTTAATTATTTCATCATCAATATATCGATAAACATAATCTTTCCATAGAATTTCATATTTTAAAATTTCATTCCACAATTTACATACTAAACAATAATTGAGAATTTTATTTGGAATCACATGAAATAATATTTCAAGATAAATATTTTTTGAAAACAATTCAATATTCATAATTTAATAAATTACAAAACAATTTAATAAATTATAAAACAATTTAATAAATAAAAACAATTTAATAAATAAAAACAATTTCTTAAATAAAAAACATAAAATATAAATCATTTATTATATAATAAATGAAATATTCAAAAAAATATTATTTTTTAAATATATCTTTTTTCTCCTTCAACAATATGATATTTTCCACCATTTTTTCCAATATGAACTTTTCTAATTCTTTTTGGATTTCTTGCTTTTTTAGTGCTTCTGTATTTTTTCATTGAATATCTTTTTTTCATGCCTTTTTTCTTTGGATCATTAAGATATTCTGGTAATGAATCATAATCTACTCCTTTTGTAAATTCATTGCAATCCCATCTTGGTTTTCTACCAGCTTTAATATCTCTATTGTATTGAATCCAACATCTCCTCCATTCAGCCCTACTTTTAAACGGCATCTTTTTATTAGTAAATTTATATTAGTAAAATTTCTATTTATAAACTAATTTAAAAAATAAAATAATTTAATTTTATGATTTTATTTTGAATGACAAAATATTATTTATATAATAATAATAATTCATTTTTTGGTTTATAAATTCCTAAAAATGCTCTTTCCATTTTAATATCTGTTATATATCCAGTTAAATCTTGTGATAATTCTAATAATCCCCAATTTCCCAAGCTACTTATATAAATTCTTAATTTTTTTCCATTGTTATAATATTCTTTTAATAATAAATGAGGTTTATTTGATATTTCCAAATCTTTATGAACTAAATTAAATCTTTCCCTTGATTTTTTTATTTGTTCTTGAATTTGTATATCATCAAAAAAATTTTGGTTCATCTATAATTTATAATTTATAATTTATAATTTATTATTTATCATTTAATAAAATATAAATGATTTAAATAATTATAGTTCTTTAAAATTAATTTTCATAATTAAGTTACGGAATGTCAGAGATAGCATTTAATATTTTCCTTATTCCAAAAGATTATATTTTTAGATATTGGGTAATAAAACATTATTTTCCAAAAGATATAGCAAATATAATCTTAGAAGATGAAAAAAGATATAGGGATATTGTATTACTAACGATGAAAAGTGAATTAATGGATATGTATTTATTTAGATATTGTTTATTAAGAAAAATATTTCCAAAAGAAATAACAAATATGATTTTATTTCCAGATATGTTTTATATTATTTATTTATCAATTATGTTTACTGCTACTTCGATTCTTTTAAAAATTGCTTCTAAAAGAAAAAATATTGGATATTCAAATAATTCTCAAAAATAGATATTTTATTTAATAAATTAAATGTTGATGACCTATATTCACCTAATCCATTATTTAATATATCCATTACTTCTACTTTATCTTTTTTTGAATTAGGATAAGATATTATATATTTATTTTCTATTTTTAAAAGTGGTATAGGTTGTATTTCAATTGCAAATAATTTCAATAATTGAAATAAATATTTTCTTCTTCCTATTGATTTCTTTTCAAAGCTATCAATTTCCATTAATAAATTTTTATGATAATTTACTAAAATATTAAAATCTTGTTGATAATTAAAATCAATTATATTATTTATCGATTGTGGAATATTAAATAATTTATATGAAAATTCCAAAAATGTGCAACATATCGAATAAATATCCAATTCTTTTCTATTAAATGTATTTCCATAAATTAAAGATATTGGATCAATAAATCCAAAAGATCCAGTAATATTTCCATTACATTGTGGATTTTTATTTATTAAAAAGCAACTTAAACCAAAATCAGTTATTTTTAAATTTATATCATATAATATATTTGGATTTAATTTATTAAATGTATATAAAATATTTTCTGGTTTTAAATCTGTATGAATAATATTATTTTTATGTAAATAATCTAATCCATTTAACATTTGTTTACAACAATAATAATAAATCCAAATTTTTTCATTATCATTTATTTTACTTTCATTTATAAATTTTGCTAAATCATATAAATCACCATTCATTAAAGGTAATATAAAACCAATTGATTTTTCATTTGTGATTATTTCCAAAGGTTTTAATACATTTATATTATTACACTCACAATTTTCAAAAAATAACTTTTCTGTATCATTATTCATTTCAGAATCTATTTGAATTGTTTTCAATGCATAATATGTTTTATTAGATTTTTTTTGAATTTTATTAACATATCCATATGCACCAGATCCAATTATTTCACAAATAACATAATCTTTTAATTTATCAAATAATGGCGAATAAAATACATGAAATTTAGTAATATCGTAATTATATACTTCATCTATTAAATCATTTATTTTTGATCTATATTTATCATTTCCAGATTCTAAATAATTTCTATTTTCTTCCGTTTCTACATTTACACTTTCTCCAGAAATTATAAATGATGGATTGTAATTCAATTGTGTTGAAAAAATTCTCAAAAAATCACTAAATTCTTTAGTTATATATTGATGTTCTAGAATTTCATAACTTAATTCTGGATATAACTCATTATAATTTAAACCATTCAAATTATCAAAATAATCGAAAATCTTTTTTGGAAAATTAAATAAAGAATTGCTAAAATCCAAAATTATTATTGATAAAGAATAAATATCATATTCATATCTTTTGAAATATTTTCCATATTCTATAGCAATATTATCTACATATGGTGATAATTCAGGTTCAATACATTCTTTATTATTCTTTATGAAGCAGGTTTTTTCAAATCCATTTATTTTGAATATAATGTTTTCATATTTATTTGTTAATGAATATCCATATTTAAATAATATATTTAATGGATTTAAATTTAAATGTAAAATTTCTCTTGAATGTAATACATTTATTCCATTTAAAATTTGTTTACAAAGTGAATAAAATATAATCAATTTTTCATCAGAATTTAATAAACTATTTTTTATATTTTTTGATAAATCAATAAGATTTCCATCCATATATTCAGTAATTAATAATACATTATTATGTCCTTTTATTATTTGCAATGGAGATAATATATTAATATCTTTGCAGTTACATATATCATAAAATTGTTTTTCATTATTAAAATCATTCAAAACTGAACTTTTAAATTCTTTTAATAATCCAAATTGTCGATTTGATATTTTAATTTTTTTAAAAGATCCTATTGGTTTTTCATTTAAAAAAGTAAAATTTATATTATTCATTTTCAAACTAATTTAAAATACAGTAAAAGATTTATTTTATTATAAAAAATTATCAAACATTTCTTTTTATATTATATTATTTCTATTATATTATTTCTATTATATTATTTCTATTATATTATTTCTATTACTTCACGATAATTTGGATCCAAATATTTTCCATATTTAATTATTTTATTTATTATATCTTGCACTGTTGATCTATATTTACCTACTCCACTTTGTAATAAGACTTTTATTTCTTTTCTTTTTTCTGCATCTGAAGAATAAGTATTATAGAATTTTCCATCTATATTTAATTGAGGTGCTGGCATTAATTCAGATGCAAAAGTATATAAAATATATAGAAAGTTCTTTTTTGAATCTGATGGATTAGGTATTCCTTTTATATCCATTGCAATATTATTTATTAATAATAAGTATTCTTCCGATAAAATATTTAAATCTTGGATATTTTCCAATTTATTAGATGAAATATCTCTAAAAATTGGAAATATTCCAAATAAATTAACAGCAAATTGTAAAAGTGTAAAACAAATAGAATATATATCAGATTCAAATCTATTAAAAGTAATACCATATCTCAAACATAAAGGATCCATATATCTTTTGCTTCCCCTTAATGAATAATTACATATTGGTTCTTTATTTGCAAGAAAACAACTTAATCCAAAATCTGTTATTTTTAGATTTATATTATCTGGTAAAACTATTCCTGGAATAAATTTATATAATATATTTTGTGGTTTTAAATCATAATGGATAATATTATTTTTGTGCAAATAATCTAATCCATTTAATATTTGTCTAGAAAAATTATAAAAAATCCAATATTTATATGAAATATTATAATTGCTTTTAGAAACAACTTCTTTCAAATTATCTAAATCATCTTTCATTAATTCTGATATAAATCCAATTTCTCTTTTATTTTCACTAACAATTATTTCAATTGGTTTTAATATATTTTCATTAAAACATTCACAATTTTCAAAAAATGTTTTTTCATTTCCTTTTGATAAATTGTTATCTAATTTTATTGTTTTTAAAGCATAATATTGTTTATTAGTTTTATCTTGAATTTTATAAACAATTCCAAATGAACCTCTTCCAATTTCTCTTAATAAATAATATTTATTTAATTTTTCATTTAATTCTATTTTATAAACTTTCAAATCATTTACATTATAATTATATACTACATCCATTAATCCAGTTATGTTACTTCTATATATTCCAATTCCAGACAATAAGAATTCATATGCATCTTTTGATCTTGCTTCAATTTTATTATCCTGATTTATAATTAGTTTCGGATTTGGATTTATTTGAAATGCAAATATTTTAATAAAATCTGAAAATGATTTTGTTAATGATGAATCATTTAATTCTTCAATTAATAATTTATAAATATTATCATAAATTTGAGTTTTCATTAAATTATATTCAATAATTAATTTAGGAAATCCAAATATTAAATTACTAAATTCCAAAATTATCATTGATAATGAATAAATATCATGTTCGAATCTTGGAAAATATGATTGATTAATTAAAGCAATATTATCAACAAATGGAGATCCATTTAAAATTTTTTGATTACATTTATTTTCATTTATAAAACAACTATAATCAAATCCAGTTATTTTAAATTTAATTCCGCTATATCTTTCGGAAATTGTTTTACCATATTTAAATAAAATAACATTTGGTTTTAAATTTAAATGTAAAATTCCTCTTGAATGTAATTCAAAAACTCCATTTAAAATTTGTTTACAAAATGAATAAAATATTTGAAATTTTTCATCTATATTTATCAAATCACTATTTTTCAAATTATTAACTAGATCAATTAAATTACCATCCATATTTTCCATAATAAATGCAAGTCTTTTTTCATTAGATACTGTTTCAATTGGTATCAATAAATTATCATTTATTGTACAATTACATTTATCATAGAAATATTTTTTAACAACAAATAAATTTATATCTTCGGGTTTGATTTCTTCAATTAAAAAAATTTTATTTTCAGTAGTTTGTATTTTTTTAAAAATATAAATAGGTTTATCATCCAAAATTTTAAAACTTATTGGTTTTTTTTCTTCAATTTTAATAGATTTTGGTTCATTAATTGTTTCTTCAATATAAGGTCTTTTCAATTTACCTTGAGAAGGAATATTAAAATTAATCATTTTTTTTCAAATGTTATTCTAACTATAAATCTTAAAATGAAATAATTTATTAATTTTAACAATAAATTCATAATATTTTAGTGTCCTTGGCTCCATTTAATAGAACTAACTGATGCTGGCTTATTTGATCTATTATTATTGTTATTATTGTTGTTATTATTATTATTATTTGAAGATGTTAATTGATTATTTGGTAATGTAGAAGATTGTCTTATATTATGTTCTATTCCATCATCGTCAATATATGTTTCTGGTTCATAATTTATTATTGATTCTTTTTTCGACTCTTTTTTTGCATTTGGTGGCTTATTTCCAGAATTTTGTTTTTTTGATTTGTATCTTTTAGCTAATTTTTCTATTTTCTTATTTCTATCAATTTCTGGATGAAAATGTTTAACATATGAATTTCTTATTCCATTTATAAAATTAAAATATGGATTATGTTCATAATTATAAATATCCATTTCAGATTTATGATTGTCAATTTGAGATTTATGATTGTCAATTTGAGATTTATGATTGTCAATTTGAGATTTATGATTTTCATTTGTTTGATTATTAATTTGTTTTGAAATTATATTGCTTGAACCTGAAATTGGTGGAATATTTATTTCTAATTTTTGTTTTTTATTATTTTCATTCGAATCTATTTTTTTATGATTAAATTCTTGTTCTTTCACATTTTTCTTATTTTCTATATTTTTTGGTGATGGAACATATTCTATAAATGGATTTAATGTTATTTCTTGAGAATTAGATGCTCCATCTAATGAATTTGATGAAGAAGATGATGGAGATGAAGAAAATGATGGAGATGAAGAAAATCCTAAGTTTGGATTTATTGTTGGAAATATTTCATTTAAAACAGATAAGGAAGTTGTTTTTTTCTTTCCAAGTTTTCCAAATAATATATCGCTCATTGAATCTGGAAGTGGAAATTGAGGTATTTTCTTTTTATCGCAATCTTGTGAATATGAATGTTGAGAAAATGTTTTTGGTTTAAAAATAAAATAATTTCTGTTAACGTGATGTTTTTTACATGATAAACACCAATAACATGATGCTAATTTATTTGAATCATTAGCAACTTCTAATTTATAAGTATATGCACTTGTTCTTTTGAAACTATCTATTATTAAATCTTTAAATCCTTTATCTTCTAAAAGCATTAAACATAATTCTGCTTCTTTTGAATTTTTACTATAATATTCATGAACATTTGGTATTCCATTATCAATTAATTTTTCTGTTATAATTTGACCATCTTTTGTTTTTATTTTTTTCTTTTCAATTGGTATATTTAATTCTTTAATCCAATCATCGTAATTTCCTAAAGAATCATTCCATCTCCAAGTATCATTCATAGGTATAGTTGCATCAGTTATTGCAGTTCTATATGAACAAGCTAATATAACTTCAAATTTTTGATTTATAAATTTTTCCATTTCCATATCAATCTTATAATCATGTCCTAAAACGAATACAGGACTATAAAAATTCGTAGTCATTATTTTTTTACTTCCTGCACAAGTTGCACATATCATTGAGTTATCATTGTTATTATTATATTCATTTTTTTTGTCATAATTATATCTACCAAAAAATTTTGAACCAGATGAAAATGGTGAATCTTTTGTTTGATCTAGTTTTTTTGATCTTGATTTAAAATTATTAGTTAATACACAATCTTCACATGATATAACTTTATAACAATATGGTGATCTCATACCACCATTTCCAAGATAAACAGATCTATCAAATACTTCTTCCCAACTATTATCACCTTTTTCTGGTTCTCGATATCCTAATTCTTTTTTACATAAATTAATTGCATATTGTCTTATAATTAATGCTTGTGCTTCATTTACACGTAATCTTCCAATACTATAAATATGAACACCTAAACTATATTTTGGATTTCCTTCTTTATCTTTATCTTCTCGTATTCCAGAAGAACAAATTAATAATCTATATCTATTTTTTCCTTCACCACCACCTTCATATTCTTGAGTTTTGAAGTTCCAACCACCTTTTCCTTTTAAACAAGGTTGATTATCAAATTGTGGAAAAAATGTTCTGATTGCTCTCATAATAATGGAAGCTGTTAACATAATTATTTTTGATGAAATTGGATTTTTTGATTTAAAATCCAAATCTTCAAACCAAATAAACAATGGTCTAGTTAAACATTGAGATAAAACATGATCTTTTGGATCAACTTTATCGCCATTAGGAAATATTGCTTTATAATAATATTCCAATAAATAATATTCTTGATCAAGTGGTAAATGAATAAATGGAATTAATCCCATACATCCATGTGTTAAAGTTTTGCCACTATCTTTATAAGTTTTATATTTTGATAAATATTCCATAAAAGTTAAAGCTTCTTTTACATTTTTCTTTTCACATTTTGTTTTCATTAATCTTTTTTCAATTTCATCATCAATTTCATTAAATATTAAATTATTTTTTTTCCATCCATCATAAGAATTTTCATCAATTATTTCTTGACTAACTTTAGCAATTTTTTCTCCATGTTCAACAATAGCAGATAAATCTTTAACAGTAAGCTCCATTAAATTTTCTTTGCCAATATTTTCTTCTTTCGTTAAATCTATTTCCAAATTATCTTTTTTTAAATTTTTATTATCTTTGTATTCGGTAATAAAAATTTCTTCTTCAATAGCTTTAAATAATTCGCATGATTCATCTAATCTTTTTAACTTTTTTTTACTATTATCAATTTCAATTGCAAAGGAATTAATCCCACTTTTCATTACATCTTTATCTTTTTCATTCATTTTAAATTAATATCATAAAAATATATATATATTATAAAACAATGGATAATATCCAAAGTAAAAAATTATCAATTTTTATTTATTTCATTTTATTTCATTTTAATTCATTTTCATTTATAAAATTATAAAAAAAATAAATAATAAAATATTCCAAAAAAATTATTTATATATAAAAATTTAAATGAAATTAATAATTATTAAATGATTTATTAATTTAATAAATTTATTAAATTAAAAAACAGATATATTTTTAAAAAAATATAAAATAATGAATAAACATAACATTGATTTAAATCTTGAATTTAATCAAGAATTATGTGAATATATTTTAGATTTGTTAAATGGAAAGAAAATTTATTTTTCAGATATAAATACTGCAAATTTTATTTGTTATATATTAAAATCTTTTGATAATAATCCAAGAAAAATAGTAAAAAACAATCAAAATTGGGAAATAATATTAGATCTTTATTGTGGTGAAAAATTAGATTTAAATGAAAATAATTGCAATTCAATCTTTTTTGCAAACGATAATAATTTATTTGTATCAAATTTTGATAATTTAAAAATTTAAATAAAAAAATTTATTTTGAATTAAAAATCAAAATATCATTTAATTATAAAAAAAATATTAATAAATGCAAGAATTAAAGAGAAATTTATCTAATAATGATACAGATAATATAAAAATAGCAATAAGTGGAAAATGTGGATCTGGAAAAGATTACACAAGTGATTTTATTATCAATATGTTTACAAATACAAAAAAGTTGGCACTTGCAAAACCTTTAAAAGAATATGTTTCAACTATTGGTGAAATTGATAAAGAATTGTTAAATTCAGATTTTGGAAAAAAACAAATAGCAAAAATAAAAAATGAATTCAAATTTGAAGATCATGAAAAAGATTGGAAAGAAATATTTGGAGATAGAATTGATTTAAAAGATTTAAAACAATTAACAGATAAATCTTTAACTTATTTTGATGATAAAAGAACATGGGGAAAAATATTACAATGTGTTGGTACAGAAGTATTTAGAAAACAATATGGTGATAATATTTGGATCGAAGTTTGGGAAAATAGAGTAAATAAACTTAAAAATTGTGGAGTTATTTGCACAGATTTGAGATTTAAAAATGAAACTAATTATTTAAAAAAAATGGGATTTCAATTATGGAGAATAAATGCAACAGAAGAAAATAGAAAAAACAGAATCGAAACTGAAAGAGATTTTAATCATATATCAGAAACAGATTTAGATGATTATAAAGAATTTGACATAATAATAGAAAATAATGATTCCTTAAAAGAATTTGAACAAAAAATAATAGATATTATTGAACCTTCACAAATTCCTTTGAAGAAATTAACTCCAGAGAAATAAATGAAAATATTTAATATTTTAATAAATGATTTAATAAAAGATTTAATAAAATTTTAAATGATTTAATAATTATTTCAATAAACTTTTTTATTATTAAACTAAGAAAACATAAAGCAATGAATTTATCGCAACAAAGATATCCAAATTTTCGATCTTTGGTTACATATTGTTTAACTCTTGAACAATTTGAAAAAATTCCAGAAAAATGTCCAAAATGTAAAAAATCAAAACAAAGATGTGAATTATATTTTTGTGTCTTAGATAAAACTGAAACAAGTCAAAGTTGCATTAAAAGAGATTTAGAATATGATTTGGAAAAAATTTATTGTAATGAATGTAAAGATTTTAATGAAGATTATAGAATATTAAATAATATTCCATAAATTTAAAAAATATTAATTTTTTCATGTTAATAAAATAAATTTTTAATTCTTATTTTTTACAAATATTTCTTTTTCTAATATCAAATATTTCATTATTATCAAAATGGAAAATATTAAACAAGATCAATATCCACAATTTAAATCATTAAATCTTTATTGTTTTAGCGAAAATGCATTTAAATTAATTCCTAAAATATGTCCTTTATGCAAGAAAATGAAAGAAAGAAGTGAATTATTTGTTATTATTTCCAACAAATTTGAAGATGGAAATGATTGTATTAAAATGGATTTGAATGAAGAAACATGGAATTTAGATATAATTTGTTGTGATGAATGTAAACATAAAGTTTTTTCTAAAAACAAAAATTAATAAAATACATAATTTATTTGTTATTTGAAATGATTTAAAAGAATAAATAATATTTATTAAACATAATTGATTGAATTATGATCTGGTTCTTCTTTATTTCTTGTATCAAAAGATGAACTATGATTTTCAGATTCATCAGAATATTTTCCCAAAATTTTTCTTGATAATATTCTTATAATTGCCATATTTTTTGATTTTTTCCTTGATTCAGATCTAAATTCAACCAAAACAATTAAAGTCAAAAGTAGAAGAAATTCAAGAACACGATAAATGAAAAATTCAATATATGGTTGTGTAGTATAAATTCCAGCAGAAGTCATAATTTCATTAATTGCTATCAATATTGCTAATGAATTTGTAATAAGAATGAAAGAACTCATCTAAATTTTTATATTAATTTCAAAAAAAAAATAAAATATACTCTCATTCGATTTCGATTTAATTTTCTTGCAGATTTATCATCCATAACCTTATTTAAATGATAAGTTCTAATCCATGTAATTATAGCAGCAATCTTTTAAATATTATTAATAAATTATTGAAAAAATACCCAAAACATTACAACAACTATAATTATATAAACTACTAAAAATCCATTTCCACCATTCGATAGATTTTTATTTCCATTTTGTGCACCAATGCTCAATAATGGTATATAAACTGAATAGAAAATAGCATTAAAACAAATACATATAATGATAATTTTTTTGTTATCAATATATCGAGATCTAATTCCAGTTATCATAACATCCAACCTTGATAAATTAAATTCTTTATATTTATAATTATTTACCATAATGTTGCTAAAATTGAATAAACTGTTACAAAAAATGAATCTCCGAAAGATTCAAAAACTATTCTTGGAACAATTGAAAATACTCCCTTATATCCTTGAGAATCGATTGCAGATGAAATTAATCTTTCTATTTATAATTAAATATGAAAATTTATTACCAAGAGATGCAAGTATAGAAAATAATAAAATCAGATCTAATAGCCATAATCCAGAACTAAGACTCTTTTCAATTCTCAAATATACTCTTAATCCCAAGTTAATAAGTATGAAAGAAGAAACTAAGCTGAAAACTATGACAACAAAAATATCATATCCAGAAACTATAGATGTATAATTATTATAAGCAAGGATCACTTTGAAATTAGTAAAATTCAATTTATATACCATTTTCAGTTGCTGGCAAAAATGTAATTGAACTTGATAAAGAATTTAATAAAATTGGAATTTGATCTGAAGTTATGATTGCAGTCGGAATAACAATATTATTAGCCCATCCTTTAATAAAATGTTGATTTAATGGATAAATAGTATATGTAATTGCAGCAATTCCTCCAGAATTTTGTATAGAATGAATAAAATCAGTTGGTATACATTGTGGAATTAATGAAAATATTTCTTCATTAAAGATTACTATTTTTCCTATATAAAATTAGAATAAATGATTTCATTATCAAACCTTGAACATTTGTAATTAAAGGACATGGATTTATTTGTGAAAAAACGGGATCTGAAATAAATTAAAAAATATAATTATATACCAATTATGAAATATCCAGATAAGATTTGAGAATTTGTAGTAATTATTGTACCGTACCAATCATAAGAAGAATTAAGTAAAATCGTTCCATTTAAAGAATTTATCGATAATATCTAAAAAATAAATACTTTTGAAAATATATTATACATTTGTATCTCCAGATACATATCCTTGAGCAGCAATAATGCAAATAATAGAACTAAGCGTAAGTAACAAAAATTTCATCCGAATTTTGTAATTAATTTATAAAGATATTTTATTAAATCATTTAAGAAATTTTTTAAATCATTTATTATCTATCGTAAAAGGTCCAAACATTAGTATTATGCAAATTTTGCGAAATAAAAACTTATTTTTTTCATTTATTTTTTTATTAATCCTAAAAATAATATTTTGATGATTTAAATTTAATTTTTGTAGATTTATTTATTTGAATTTAATAATAAATAATATTATTCAAAATATAATCAAATTAATTTTTTTGAAATGTTTGATAAAATTTTATTATTTTCTTGCCATTTCTGAAATCTTTTTACGTAATTCTCCAACATTCATTTTTGATTTTGCATATCTTCTTGGAATATCTTTATAATGTTTTGTCTTTTTTAATTGAACCAATGTCATTTTTGAGAATCCATACGAAGTTCTTTTTGAAGCTATTCTTTTTGATGAAGATCCTTTTGAAGTTGATCTCTTTTTTTCAGATTTTTTAGTGGAAACTTTCTTTTTTATAGTTCTTTTTGCTGCTTTCGGCATCTTTTTATTTTAAATAATTTTTGAATTAGTTTGAATTCTATACAAAAGTTTTGAAATTTTTTTTGATATAAAAAAGTTTTTAAAAAAATCATGAAAAAAATACTATTAAAATATAAAAATAACAAAGATTTCCTAGAAAAAAATAAAAAATGAAAAAATTCTTTTTAATAAATTTTGTTATTTTTTAATAAATTTACTAAGGAAATATAATTTTTAAAGGTTAATGAAATAGATCAATATTGAAAAATAATTGCTTTATAACAGCTTACAAAAAAGTGACTTATATAAAATAATATTTTTAATAAAATAATGGAAAATATTCAGGAAAAATCAATTAAATCAAATTCAAAAGAAGATAAGATAAATATAAATGAAAAAATATATACAATTTCCATAAATAACTATATTGTTCAAAAGTGGGATTATATCCTAGTTTTATTAAAATTTATGGAAATAGGATTTTTAAGTTTATCTGTTTGGACTTTAGTTACCATTTTATCATCTTTCTTATATTTATTTCATATAGATACTTATTCAATAATTAAAATGATTTTATATCATTATTTTTCAACAAAATTAGAAAATATATCAGAAAACTGGTTTGATGTCGAAAAAGAATGGGTAAGTAATATTTTTAACAAAACAGAACAAAATAATAATACGTCAGTTCACGGCATATTTATTTATTATGAAATATTTATCACAAAAATGTTAATAATAGAAAATATATTCAAAACTAAAAAGCCAGAAGAAATAAAATCAGATTTTATGAATTCAATTAAAAATTATGTAAAATCAAAATTATTATTATCAAAAAGATCTTAAATCTTTATTTAAATTTTAAAATAAATCATTTAAATACTTTTTTCATAATTATTTTTTTATTTTAATAAATATTTATAAATATTTATAAATATTTATAAATATTTATAAAT